AAAATAGCCCGGTTGAAACTGACTACCTTTTGCGTTCGAGAATGTATTTGCGACACCGAAGGCTCTAGGAACATGAACCGTCACGGCTCCAGGTTCCTCAATCTTAGCAGGTGTCAACTTTTCGTGAAGCTGCGGACTCGTATGGATTGATTCTCTAGGAACACGGACACCCTTCATCGTGGACCTCCGTCTTGACGTGGATTACTTCCTTGGTTGGATCGTGATCGGAAGTGCCGTATGTCGGGCTCATAATCCTACCATCCATATTCCAACCCATACATCCATCTACTGTAGGCATATCAACAGCACCAGTGAGACAAAGAGGCTCATCTTGATTTGTTGAATGTGCTGGATCGAGAACTGGCGATCCGCCTGCTTTGGTATATTCGGTCATTTTTATTTACCTTGATGAACTTTACAAACGAATTGTTGGCAAGAACACTTCACACACTGTTTACCAGAACGGTGATTATTCTCAATATGATTGCATAGACACTTACAGTCTACATTCATTGTCCTTCACCTGATCCTGCTGTACCTAAAGAGTTGCTTCCCATAGATTGTGCGAACCCACGCATCTGATCGGAGACATCACCGCCTGGGATACTTCCTTCGAACTGAGCGGTAGCCGGTCTACCGTTGTGAGGACCCACTTCAGGTGGGGCCATACCCTCTGGTTCTGTAGGGAGTCCGGCCTGTTCTGCCAGGAAATCCTCAACTGTTTTCTGGATTTCTTGAGCGTGAGTTGTGACACTGTTGGGTTCCTTCTTCTTCAGCCCTTCAACAACTGCCTTGCCTTCCACATCAAGCAGCTTCTCGATAATAGCTTGCTGCATGGTTTGTTGTTGACGCTGTGCTGCTTCCTGTTGAACCTGTTGATCGCTCTTGAGTAAGCGATTAGCAAAGGGGATTTCCATAGCGCGAGCAATTTCCTTGAGAAATTCACTCTGAACCGCATATGGACTCTGCATGGCTATATTGTAAAAAGCCATGAGATTGCGCTGTTTAACAACCTTCCCGGTTGCATAGTTCGCGGCTACGAAATCAAAAGAATAGCTACCAATAAGGCTCTCAAGCGGTACGCGGCCATACTTAGGGATTCCAGCCGGAGCGTTCGTGATTGCATATTCAACCTCATCAGTACAAAATTGCTGAATCATACTCGCAACCATCTCACACATAGGTTGCAGCACATCAATTTCTATGTTCCGAATGAGCAGCTTAAAGACATAGCCGCTCTCATTAATGACCTGGCTGATGCCACTTGAGGTACGATTACCAGACGGAGAGCCTACGCCCTTCGCATAGAAGTCAGAGATACCTGACGACATCTCAATCATACCACGATACAGGTCAATGATCGAGTAGTCGCCAGCTTGCGGAACGAACGAGGGAAGGGGCATAATGGCTTTAGAAGGATCACCGACTACGCCAATCTTGCCACCCGGTACGTTCCCCATATCCAACTGGTCATGGTCAATATCAACCTGAACGTCATAAGCATATCGTTTGTTGATACCTAGATTCCAGTTGTCAGTAACCATGTTCGTGAACACGTTCACGCCTTCAACAAGGTCGCTGATTTTCTCGATTAACCCAATTCCATATACATCACCCTTTACTTTAATGTACGCAGTGTGTATGATTGGCATCCTTTGATGGGCAAATGGATTGGGTCCTGTATAGAGCATAACTGGGGGTCCATTGTATACACGTCGCTTGTAGGCGGAATAGGATGCGTTACGATACTGATATCTACGATCTTTCCATCCAATAGCGTCAGCGTCTTCTCCGAAAGATACCTGGGTAACTGTTTTGTTTGTGTCATTCCAAACCTCAGCTAAACGAATGATAATACCATCTCGATCAAGGTCTTTGTACTGAGAAAGTCTACGGGTCAGTTCGGCTATTGCTTCTGGGAAGTACAACTTAGGATTGTTCTCAGACTGACGCCGTAATTCACCCCAACTGATCTCATTGACCTGAGCCACAATCTTTTCGTCTGGGTCAATCAATAGGTCGTAGATATCCAAGTTGATTAGCTTTGGACAATTCCGTGGAACCTTCTTGGAAACCATCTGGGTCTTAATAATGATCGGACTACCGTCTGCTCCAACCACAGGCTCTTGCTTCGGTTGACCGTTCTCGTCAGGGATAGGTTGCCCCGTATTCGGATCAACAACAGGCTGCATAGCATAGACTGGCTCAGGACCAGTTACAATATCATAGTCCCAATCCCAATCAACCTTCATGCCAGCATGACCATAGATACAAAGATCGCGGGTAAAGAGTTCAATCGCCTTGATCCACTTGGCTCTATGCAGTGCGGTTAGCATAACTAACTGCATCTTCATAGCGCCATCATCAGTACCCCCACGGGCACGAACTTCAATTGGTGGATCAATACTAAAGAACGCATCATGGATACGAGAGACAACTGCTTCTGTATCGCTTGATGGGTAAGGAACGAACGTATTAGATCGCGGTGTAAGGTTATCTGGGTACATCCGGCGATCACGTTGCCCAATATACTGACGATAAAAATATGCTCTCCGTTGGTCATAAGGCCGACGGAAGTTACGCAATCGTTGAAGCTGATCGAGAGTCCACTGTTTTAGGTTGTTCAAATTAACAACTGCACTAGGATCAGTAATTGCGGCTTGTGTGGTCCCAACTGGATTTCCAGGCGTCGAACCAGTTCCAAGTGCATTACTTCCAGTAGCAGTTGCAACAGCAGACTCGCCAGTAATTGTATTGGGCATGATTATCTCTTACAGTTCGCACAAATAACTGAACCATCTAATTGATGTTCATAGCGTGCTACCAATAAACCACAACTTGAACACATACACAATCCAGAATGGGACTGTGGAGTATTGAGAGATTTGATAACAGCCTGATAGCTATCTTCAAGCCGCTTCACTCGAACTTCCATATCTTTCAATAGAATAGAACGAAACCAAATTAAAAGTTTATTCATACTTAAATCCCCACGTCCAAAAGCAAGAATGAATTCGTCATTCTTCTGTTCCTGCAACCATGATTCGCACTTCTCCCCCAGTCAAAGCAAAGCTGAGGTTGATGTTCAGCACGTTGTTCGCTGCGGCTGAAAGCTTTCCGTTGCCAAGGTTAATCCAGCCCGATGAGTAGCCGGAACCGAATATAGTTCCTGCAAGAACAGGAATATAGCAACTGTGTCCCACACCGATGTCTGATGTGGAATCCTGCATTGTGACTTCTAAATCCCCAGCCGAACCCGCCACCGAATCCGAAGTAATGTCAATTCTGTAGCCCATCAAACGGAACTTCAGGCCTGATGTGGGTGTCCAAACTGCGGTGTTGCCCGTGGCTTGGGTTTTTACAGACTTGAAGATGTTGGGCGTCCGAAGATACGCTACAGTAGTCCTGGAGGTAAGACCGGCGGCTGTCACCGCCAAATAATTTCCACTGTTGTCTACTAGGTCGGCTGGTCGGTTGCTCTGAGAAGTCCGTACTTTACCGCTAGTGTCAAGACCGGCAATCAAGATTGGGGCTCCACTCGCTGGAACATTACCGTCGCTTGTCAAACCAATGACGGGAACGGATGAAGTAGATTGATACGCTCGTATAGCTATCGCTGCACCAGTGGCCGCAACCGAAGACCCCAAATTCACCTGCAAGTATGTAGAAGCCGAACTATTCGCCTGCAAAATGTGAGCGGCGCTCAGCTTCGTGAAAGCAGCACCACCCGCAACGGATAAATTATTCGCATCAAGCACGCCGGGGAAGCCGTTGTTGGAATTGAAATTAACTAGCGAACCACCAATCCAATCGTAGCTCGTAGCCGCACTAGCCGCACTGAACGCAAACACAAAATCATTCGCATATGCCGGTTGGGTGCCCCCAGATACATTGAGGGGTTGTGAGCTAGTTGCTTGGTTAGAATACACGTAGTCCCAAAGAACACCCTCTGTAGCAACGCCTGTGAGTTCGTAGACCTGTATGGCAATTGCACCGCTAGAAGCCGAAACAGTGAGCGTTGTGCTTCCGGCAGCTACACCGCGAGCAACCACCAAAGTGAATCCAGGAGCCGTTCCACCCGATGCAGCCACAACGTAAGTGTTCACACCATCTGAAACAGTCGGGATTGCCGCAGCAGAAGAGGCCATGAAAGCCAAAATAGTATTTCCGGCAGTAACTGGATTCGGAAGCGCACATGTCAAACTGGTCGCTGCCACAGAAGTCACAGCATTATTCTGCTGAACAATCGTAGGAAGTTGGGGGGCGATCAAGCTAGGATTATTCTGAGTGTTCTCAACAAGAACCTTAACCTGCCCACCTGTATCAACTGCTATCGCACGCAGGTCCGTACCATCAGAACCACCGACCATGATCGCGTTGGTTGGTATGACTGCACCAGGGGCGGCGTCGAGAGTAGCACCAGCATTGCCTAGGATATCAACCTTACCAATAGTAGCTGAGCCAGCAAC